CCCTACGGCCCGGTCTACGACTGGGCGCGGGCCAAGTACGAGGACCGCGACTGGACGCCGCTGCACCAGCACAACGCGGCGCTGCGCCTGGTCGGCAAGGAGATCCTGCGCGACCTCTGGACGGTCGCGCGATGAGATGTGGGGGCGGCCACGGTTGCCTCGCGAAGCCCATGGAGGGTTCGCTGCCCCCACGCAGGTTGCGGGAGGGCCATCGCGAGGGCGACACCCAAACCATCATCGCCCCCCCGCGCAAGTTGGCTGGCGGCCAGATCCACTCCGGCGCCCGTTCGAGAATCGCCGCCAGCCGCAGGTTGACCGGGGCCATGTCGCGCCCGCAACCCAATCGACGGGCGCCCCGGTCAAGACAGGTGCAGCCCGGCCGTTGGCGCGACCGGGCTGCGCGCACCGAGGAGCGTGGACCTCCCCGATGCAGTGTCAGCCTAACGGATAAGGCAGGAAGCCCATGACCCGCACCGAGCAGATCATCGCCCTCCTGGGCTCGCTCTACGACTACCTGCCAGGCCCCAAGACGGCCCACTACGGCGACCTCCCAGGCCCGGCGCCGACCGAGACGGCCGACTGCACCGCCTGCGGGGGCGCCGGGACGACCGGCAAGCGCAAGCGGCGCTGTGCGGCCTGCGAGGGCAAAGGCAAGGTGGTCGTGGACGGCTACACGGGCAAGCCGGTCGGCACCGACAAGGGCAAGGTGCGCTCGGCCGAGCCGCGGGCGATCGACGCCGAGCTGCGGCGCCTGGCCGCCGCCGAGCAGATCCGCCGCGGCCGCCTGCTCGACGACCCCTTCGCCTGGGAGGCCGAGCGCATCCGCTACCGCCGCGCCGGCAGCTACTCCTCGCTGGAGGCGGCCCTGGAGTCGCTGCGGGCCAACGAGCCGGACCTGTGCAGCCTGGTCATGCGCTGCCTGGTCTACCGCGTCTCCGAGCCCACCGGGGCGGCGCAGGACGAGCTGGAGCGGGCGCTGGCGTGGATCAGCCGCCGGATGCCCCCCGAGATCCGCGTGCCCCGCTGGGTCGGCTCCGAGCCGCCGCAGGTGGAGCGCGCCTGGCCCCGGGACCGCCGGCGCAACCAGGCGACCAAGGAGCGCAACGAGCGCATCATCGCCCTGGGGCAGGAGGGCATGGCCGGGGCGCAGATCGCCCGCGAGGTCGGCTGCTCGGCGGCCACCGTCTCCCGGGTGCTCGCCGCGGTATCCCTCGCCGGCACGGCGGCGGCGTAGGATGGGGAGTATGGGCGAGATGGAGCAGTACGCCTATCCGCTCGGTCCATACCGGCGCAGCCCCTATGTCTGTCCCGGCTGCGGCCACAACGTGCGGACTTGCGAGTGCGCCGGGGCGTGGCCTGCGACCATCGACCCCACGACAAGCAGGGTCGTCATCGACGCCGACGAGTTCGAGGAGGCCGGGCGCGACCCGCGCCTCGCCGAGACGAACCGGCGGGCTGACGAGTACCTGGCCCGCCTGCGCGCCGAGGGGCGGGTGCACGATGCCTGACCCGCTAGACACCGACGCGATCGCCGCCCGCCTGGCGTCCGGCTACGAGGCCGACCCGCCCGAGGAGCGCCTGCCGCATGCCATCGACGACGGCTCGCTGATGCTCTCGGAGATCGAGAGGCTGAGGGACGAGCGCGGCTTCTGGCGCGAGGCGACCGAGCACCTGAGCGTCAAGCGCGGCGATGATGCCCCCGACGGGCTGATCGACTACCCCGCCTAGACGCCGTCCGGGGCTTCGGCTAACGTCCCCGTTGCAGGTTCACAGGTAGGAGAAGTACGTCCCGAGGTCGCCGAGAGGCGGCCTTTCGTCGTTCTAGGGGGGCCGCATGAGCACAGCCATCGGCCTCATCCGGCAGGCGAACGGGCAGTCCAACCCGCCGGCCGAGACCCTCGACGCGACGCTGCAGGACTTCCTCGACGCCGCCGCCGACATGGGCGCCAAGCGGGTCGAGGACTACGGGCTCTACGAGCGCTTCTACCTCGGCGACCGAGGCGTCGAGCTCACCGACCGCCTGCGCGAGTTCCTCGAGCAGCACGGCGTCCTCTTCTGCGAGAACTTCTGCGAGCCGATGGTGGACATGGTCGCCGAGCGGCTGACCGTCACCGGCTTCGACGCATCGATCGACGGCGAGACCGGGACCGACCTGTCGCGGGAGGTCTCCTCCTACCTGGCCGACCGCTTCTGGACGCCGAACCGCATGGACGAGGTGCAGGCCACCGTCCACACCCAGGCGCTGGCCAAGGGCGACGCCTTCGGCATCGTCGGCTGGGACGACAAGGCCGCCCGGCCCACCTTCTCCTTCAACCCGCCCGAGCGGGTCAAGGTCGTCTACGCCGACGACGACCCGACCATGCCGCGCTACGCGGTGAAGGTCTGGATGACCGACCAGGTCGGCCCCTCCAACCCGGGCGGCCGCAAGATCGAGCGGATGAACGTCTACTACCCCGACCGCATCGAGCCGTGGTTCAAGCTGCACCGCTCCCACGGCCGCGGCGGCTGGCAGCACTGGGTGGACGAGCCCGCCGAGGGCGGCACCGCCCCCTGGCCGCGCCCCTGGACCGACGCCGCGGGCGCCCCGCTCGGGATCCCGGTGGTTCACTTCCGCAACCGCGCCCGGGGCCGCACCGACGGGCGCTCCGAGCTGGCCGGCGGGGTCATCTCGCAGCAGCTCCTGCTCGACAAGCAGATCGTCGATCTGGCCGCCGTGGGCGACACCCAGGGATGGCCGCAGCGCTGGATCAGCGGGGCGACCGACTCCGGCGGTGCGCTCACCACCAACCCGGGCGACGTCTGGAAGCACCCCTCCGAGAACGCCAAGTTCGGCCAGTTCGACGCGGCGCCGCTGGAGCCGATGATCGCGGCGATCGAGTCCACCGTCTCGCGCATGGCCCGCCGCTCCGGGATGCCGCTGCACCTGCTGACCGGCGGCGACGCCCCCTCGGGCGAGTCGATCCGGGCCTCGGAGGCGCGCCTGGTCAAGCGGGTGCGCGACCGCCAGACCTCCTACGGCAACGGCTGGGAGGACGCCGCCACGATGGCCGTCCGCCTGGCCGCCAAGATGGGCGCCCTGCAGGTCGATCCGGCCGCCCTGTCCCTGTCCACGATCTGGGACGACCCGGAGAGCCGCAATGAGCTGGAGGAGGCGCAGACGGCCGAGGCGTACCAGCGACTGGGCGTCTCCAAGCACACCCTGCTGCTGCGGCTCGGCTTCGACCCCGAGGACGAGATGGACCGTCGGCGTGCGGAGCAGGAGGAGGCCATGTCGGGCGCCCTGGTGGAGCTGCTGAACGGCAACGCCGACCGCACCGAGCCGGACGGCCCGCCGATGCCGATGCGGGACGGTGGCGCGGGATGAGCGACGACCTCCCGGAGCGTGCGAGTGGGAAACTCGGCGAGTCTGCCGGCGAGACCCTGATGCGCGCCCTCGACAACATCGGGCGCCTGGAGAGCGAGAGCCACGGTGCTTCCGTAGAGAGGGTGATCGTCCTCTACTCGGTGAAGCATCCGCCCGATGATGACGACGACCTCACCGGGACGACATACGGCTCCGACTACACGCCGGGGATGGGCGTCCACGAGGTTGTCGGGATGCTCCGGTACTGGGAGCACATCGAGCTGAATGCCTGACCTCATCACCGAGGCCCGGCGCTTCCGGCGCCGGATCCTCGCCGCCGACTCCGAAGCCTCCGCCCGCCTGGTGCGGACCTACGCGGTCGCCTTCCGCCGGATCGAGACCGAGCTGGACAGCCTCACCGGGCGCATCGCGACGCTGCGGATCGACGGCGCCGACGAGGACGCCCTGCGCTCGGCGCTCTACCGCGAGGGGCGCCTGCAGCGGCTGCGGGCGCTGGTCCTGGCCGAGATCACCGACTTCTCCCAGCGGGCCGCCGGCACGATCACCGAGAGCGTGCGGACGGCTCGCGAGCTTGGGGCCGAGGGTGCGATCGGGCTCATCGACGATGCCACCCCACCCGGAATCACCCCCACGGCCCTCTTCGATGCTCGACTGCCCACGGGCGCGGTCGAGGCGGCGGTCGGCGCCTTCCGCTCCGCCGCGATCCGCGGCCTGCTCGCCCCCCTCGGGCAGGCCGCGGCACAGTCTGTGGAGGACGCGATCACCTCGGGGCTGGTGCGCGGGGTCAACCCCCGCAGCGTCGCCCGCGAGGTGCGCGACTCCCTCGGGGGGAACCTGCAGCGCGCCCTGACGATCAGCCGGACCGAGATGCTGCGGGCGCACCGCGAGGGCTCGATCGCCGAGTACCGGGCCAACCAGCGGGTGCTGGAGGGCTGGGTCTGGGTGTCGGGCCTCGGCGCGCGCACCTGCGCCTCCTGCTTCGCCCAGCATGGATCGGTCCATCCGATCGACGAGCCGATGGCGACCCACCCGCGCTGCCGCTGCGTGGCGGTCCCCAAGACGCGCCCATGGGCCGACCTCGGCGTTCCCGGGATGAGCGAGCCCGCCCCCATCCGTCCCGGCGCCGAGCTGTTCCGCCAACTGGACGCCGACACCCAGCGGCGCGTCCTCGGCTCGGACGCCGCCCTGCGGGCCGTCCGCGGCGGGCGGGTCACCCTGCACGACTTCGTCCACCGCGACCACAGCGGCCTCTGGGGGCCGTCCAGCCGCCAGGCGGGGTTGCGGGAGGCGAGAGAGAACGCGGCCGCACGTCGCGCCGCATGACGTTGGCGAGTAGCTCAGTCGGTAGAGCGCTCGGCTGTTAACCGAGTGGTCGCAGGTTCGACCCCTGCCTCGCCAGTGGGATCCGGCCGAGGGGGCATGGCACTAACCCAGCCCGATAAGGACGGACAGGATTCGTCGCCAGTAGGGGTGCACACCGACCGCGGCTAATAGGCGGATCCCAAGACGGCCCGAAGGGGCGGTGACTAGGGCGCCGACTGATCATCGGCATCGAGGGAGCACGTACCGCCATCCCAAGCGGCTCCCTCACATCGACGCGCGGTGGAGCAGTAGCAGCTCGCCTGCCTCATAAGCAGGAGGTCCCGGGTGCAAGTCCCGGCCGCGCAATGCACGACCCCTCCGTGCCAGGAGGACCCAGGGGCGCCCAGGTGGCGCCCTTCTCGTTCCACAACGAAAGGACGCAGCCGAGATGGCTGACGAGCCCACCACGGCCGGTGGCGAGACGCCCCCCGCCGATCCGCCGGCCCCCGCGCCGGACCCCGCACCGCCCGCCCCGCCGAGCGACGACGAGCCGTTCGACAAGGACCGGGCGATGGCGCTGATCGCCAAGCTGCGCGACGAGGCCAAGGAGGCCAAGGCGCAGGCCAAGGACGTCAAGTCCCTGCGCGAGCAGCTCGAGGCGATCGAGCGCGAGAAGCTCACCGAGGCCGAGCGCATCGCCAAGGAGCGCGAGGAGGCCATCGAGAAGGCCACCCGCCTCGAGCAGACCAACCGTGAGAACGCGGTCAAGCTGGCCGTCTTCCAGGTGCAGCAGGACAAGGGCATCGCCGACGCCGAGCTGGCGCTGGCGGCGCTCGACCGCAGCAAGATCGAGTTCGGGGACGACGGCGCGCCGACCAACATCGGCGAGCTGCTGGACGACCTGCTGGAGCGCAAGCCGCTCCTGCGCGCCCAGCCGCCCAAGCCGACGATCCCCTCCACCGACGGCGGCGCCGGCGGGACGACCCCGCCCGACCTGACCGCCGACGAGCTCGAGGCCGCCGCCGCAACCGGCATGAGCCCCGAGCGCTACGCCGCCATCAAGGCGCGCCTCGGCGGGCGCTCGACGGTGTCCATCGCGGACCTGTCCGAAGCGCTCGCGAAGAAGGGGTAGGACCGCTCCCGACCGGGAGCGCCACCCCCCGCACACAAGGAGACAACCAACATGGCGGGATTCCGTTTCGCCTACCGGCTGTCGGGTGGCGCCCCCACCATCCAGAAGCTCCTCTTCAAGGACACCGAGACCCTCACCCGAGGCGACATGGTGAACCTGGAGTCGGGCGAGGTGGACCTGCTCGCCGCTGCCGACACGGCCGGCCTGGGCGCGGTCCAGGAGACCAAGGCCGGGACCGACTCGACGACCTACATCGAGGTCATCACCGACGCCGACGCCGTCTACGAGGTGGACGACGCCAACGCCCGTCTCAAGGGCGCGACGCTCGACATCTCGGGTGCCACGGGCGCCCAGACGGTGACGACCAGCTCGCAGAAGAACTTCGTGGTGCAGGCGCCGTCCTCGGCGACCGAGCCCACCCTCGTCCGGTTCAACGTCGGCAAGCACGTCGACAACGTCGCCCTGTAAGGGAGGTGAGCTAGATGCCTGTCACCAGCAGCAACTGGGCGGAGCTTCTCACCCCCCAGACCACCGACGCCTTCATCGCGGGCTTCACCAGCGATGGCCGCCGCGGGTCGCTGATCCCCGAGATCTACGCGATGCCCAACTCCGAGCGCTCCTTCGAGGAGCACATCGGCGCCGGCGTCCTCGGCTCCAACTGGGAGTTCGAGGCCACGGGCCGGGTCGTCTACGACGCCCCGAACAAGGGCTACTCCAAGCGGTGGACGCACATCGAGTACGCCAAGGGCTTCATCGTCCAGCGGAAGATGGTTGACGACAACCTCTTCCCGCAGATCATCGACATGGCGACGAACCTCGGCGACTCGGCCTTCCGCAACCGCGAGAAGTCGGCTGCCCAGACGTTCATCAACGCCTTCTCGTCCGTCACGGACCAGACGACGCTGGACGACTACGGGTTCCCGATCGGCGGGCCGGACTCGGTCGCGCTCTGCTCGACCGCCCACCCCTACTCGCCCTCGGACTCCTCGACGCAGACCAACGAGGGCACGCTGTCCCTCAGCGCCGACAACCTCAGCACCACGCGCCAGCTTCACATGGCGCTCACCGACGACCGGGGCGACATCCTCAACGTGATGCCGGACCTGATCCTGGTGCCGCCGGAGCTGGAGGACACGGCGATCAAGGCCGGCGCCAGCCCGCAGGAGCCGGACACGGCCAACAACGCGGTGAACCCGCAGCAGGGCCGCTTCCGCTACCTGGTCTGGCACTACCTGACCGACGCCAACGCCTGGTTCTCGATCGACTCGGCCCGGATGCGGCGCGACCTCATCTGGTACGAGCGCATCCCGCTCGAGTTCGGCCGGGAGGAGGACTTCGACACGTTCGAGGCCAAGTTCCGGGCCTACATGCGGTACTCGCGCGGCTGGCGCGACTGGCGCTTCGTGTACGGCCAGAACCCGAGCTAGGAGGGCGTGATGGGCACCATCACCTCCTTCCCGAACGGGATCAGCTCGGAGGGCTTCCGCTTCCGGGCGGGGACCTACGTCAACTCGGGCACGACCGCCGGCACGGTGGACACGGGCCTGGGGACCTGCAACTACGTCGTCGCCTCGCTGGCGGCGGCCGGGACCGGCCAGGCGATGGTCGCGGCGACCCCCTCGGGGGCCAACGCCGTGTTCGCCGTCTACGCCGCCTCGGGCAGTGCCGCCACGGTCGGCGGCGGGACGATCCACTGGATCGCGGCGGGTTCCTGATGGGAGAGGCGGCCCGCGCGGCAGAGTACGAGAAGCGCTACCCCGGCGCGATCGACGACGAGTCCCAGCGGGCCGAGCGGATGGAGCGCCTGGCGTTCACCGAAGAGCGTCAGGCGCTCCGCCGCACCACACGTTCACGCGGGATCGTCGTGCCCGCCCTGCCCTGGAGGGATGACCGATGACCATCGGCATCGAGACCATCGTCATCACGGCCGGCACATCGGTCGCCAACGCTCAGGGCACGGCGGTCTCGACGCGCCCGGTGATCGGCGAGGTCGTGCAGGTCCGCAACCCGGGCACCGCGCTCGGGGGCACCTGCGACTACACGCTCACCCGGCTCTCGGACGGCGGGACCGTCTGGGCCGGCGCCAACGTCGGCGGGCCGTTCGAGTTCAACCCGGTCCTGCCGACCCACCTCAACAGCGGGACGACGCTGTCGGGCACCGCGAGCGTGCCGGGCGTGCCCTGCAACTCGCACCTGCAGCTCGTGATCGGATCGGCCGCCGCCTCGGCGGCCGGGACGCTGCACGTCTACTACCGCTACTAGCGATGACCTTCACCTACGACAGCACCGACCTGACGACGGCGCTGGCGAAGGTCCGCATGGAGATCGGCGACACCGACTCCGCCTCGGCGCTGTTCACCGACGAGGAGATCCAGGTCAAGCTCGACGCGCGGTCGGACAACGTGCTGCTGGCCGCGGCCGATCTCTGCGACGCGCTTGCGGCCCGCTACGCGCGCAAGCCCAAGTTCACGACCGACAACCAGTCCTTCGACTTCACCGCCGCCATCGCCAACTACCGGCAGATGGCGGCCACGTTCCGTGCCCGGGCGACCGGCGGGATCATCAGCGTCGGCACCAAGCGCATCGACGGCTTCTCCCAGGACATCGAGTCCCGGGACGTCCTGACCACGGACACCAACCCGCGGCGCCGCTACTACGGCGAGCGGGACGCTCCCTACTAGGCGCACCGCAGCACCTGCTGGGCACGGCTAGGCAACGCGAGCCGAACGGGGTGGCCCCGACCCCTGCCGTGCCCTCCTTCGGGGTCTGACCTGGGGAGGTCACGATGGGTGGAGAGCCCACCGGCATCCCGGACATCCGGGCTGCCCTCGATCAGGCGGAGGCCGCACTGCGCGACCTGGCGCCGGTCGTCCGTTCGTACTTCAACGCCCTGCTGGTCGAGGGCTTCACCGAGGACCAGGCGCTGCAGATCGTCATCGGCTGGCAGACCACCATGCTCGCCTGCGGCGGTCGCTGATGCGGATCCTCTGGCACAGCAACTCCCCGTGGGCATCGACCGGCTACGGCGTGCAGACGGCGCTGTTCATGCCGCGCATCGCCGAGCGGCTCGGTATCCCGGTCGCGCACTCCTCGCTGTTCGGCCTGGAGGGCGGCAACCTGGTCTGGAACGGGATCCACTGCTACCCGAAGGGCTTCGACCAGGTCGGCCACGACTCGGCGCCGGCGCACGCCCAGAACTTCGGCGCCGAGGTGATCCTTACCCTGTTCGACGCCTGGTGCCTCAACCCGCAGGCCCTGCAGAGCCGCGGCGCCCGCTGGGTGCCCTGGTTCCCGGTGGACTCTGACCCGATCCCGGCGGCGGTCCTGCGCCAGGTGCAGCAGGCCTGGCAGCCGGTCGTGTTCTCGCGCTTCGGGCAGGCCAAGGCGGCCGAGGCCGACCTGGACGTGCGCTACGTCCCGCACGGGGTGGTCACCTCGATCTACCGGGCGCAGGACAAGGCGGCCGAGCGCGCCCGGCGGGGGCTTCCGCAGGACGCCTTCGTCGTCGGCATCGTGGCCGCCAACAAGGGCATCCCCGCCCGCAAGTCCTGGCCGGAGATGCTCGAGGCCTTCGCCCGCCTCTGGCGCCGTCACGACGACGCGGTCCTGTACCTGCACACCTTCGTCGGCCAGGAGATGGCCGGGGTCAACATCCGCGAGTTCTGCGAGCACCTGGGGCTACCGGACCACGCGGTGCGGGTGATCGACCAGTACCAGAACCTGCTCGGCTTCACGCCGGAGTGGATGGCGGGGACCTACGCGGCCTTCGACGTCCTGATGAACGTGGCGATGGGCGAGGGCTTCGGCGTCCCGCTGATGGAGGCCCAGGCCTGCGGCACGCCGGTCATCACCGGGGCGTGGACGGCCCAGGAGGAGCTGTGCATCGACGGCTGGACGGTCGCCCGCGAGGACGCCGAGCCCTGGTGGACCCCGCAGGCCGCCTACCAGTTCAAGCCGCGCGTGGCGGCCATCGAGGACCGCCTGCAGGCCGCCTACGACGAGTGGTCGGTCGGCAGGTTCACCTCCGAGCGCTCCGAGCGGCTGGCCGCCACGGTGGCCGCCCAGTACGACGCCGACCTGGTCACCGACACCTACTGGAAGCCGGTCCTGGCCGAGATGGCCGAGCGCATCGAGGCCGAGAAGGGCGGCGACCTGCCCGCCCCGGAGATCGAGGTGGCGGCGTGAGTGCCTCAATCGCCAAGATCGTCAGCGACGGGACGCCGAACGGGACCAAGGTCTACCTCGCCGACGGACGGGAGCTCGAGGGCGTCGTCCGGGCCGAGTGGTCGATCGAGGTCGGCCGCCCCGCCGAGTTGCGGATAGAACTCGAGGGCGCGTTCCTGCTCGAGGGCGCGGCGCTCGGCTTGTCCGTCGAGGCGCTCCGATGATCGGCGTCGTCATCCCCACCCTTCCGGGTCGCGAGGCGCTCTACGAGCGCACGGTGGCCGCCTACAAGGAGACGGCGGACGTCGCGATCATCACCGTCCGCAACCGGCCGACGATCGGCCAGGCCTGGAACGACGGGGCGGCGGTCGTGGTCGATGCCCCGGAGATCCTCTACCTGCACCTGTCCGCCGACGACGTCCTGCCCCAGCCCGGGTGGGCCGAGGCGGCGGTGTTCGCCGTCCACCGCAACGTCTACCCCTCCCCCCGGATCCTGAACGCCGACGGGTCGCTGCACTCCTGCGGCACGATGGGCGGGGGGATGCTGCTCCCCGAGTGCGCCGACTGGACGGTCTGCGGCACCTCACCCTTCCCCTTCATGGAGGCCGCGGCCTGGCGCAAGATCGGCCCGACGCTGCCGATCGGCTACTACGCCGACGACTTCCTGGCATGGAAGGCGCGGCAGGCCGGCTACTCGCCCCAGGTGGTGCGCGACTTCTGCCTGGTGCATCTCGAGGGCACGGTCGGGCGCCAGCGCAGCGTCAACCGCTCGATGCAGGACCGGATGGCCTACCTGGCCGCCGTCGGCGTCGAGTCCCCCGCCCCTGCGGAGGTGGTCGCATGAAGATCCTGGTCACCGGGGGACTCGGGCTGATCGGCTCCGAGGTCGCCGAGCGGGCGGCCGCCCAGGGCCACGAGGTCTGGGCCTGCGACGACCGCCGCGCCGCCGTCACCGACTGCCTGGACGGGGTCGCGCTCTACGGCTGCGCGATCGAGGAGCTGCCGCCGGTCATCGGCTTCGACGTGATCGTCCACTGCGCCGCGCCGGTGGGGCCGCTCGGGATCATCGGCAAGGACGTCCTGGCGGACATGATCTCCTCGACCGACGCGGCGATCGACCTGGCCCGGCGGGCCGACGCCGCCCTGGTGGCCCTGTCGTCCTCGGAGGTCTACGGCACCACCTCCCCGCAGGGCTGCCTGGTCGTCCCTGACGAGTGGAGCTACCGCACCGAGTACGGGGTCGGCAAGATCGTCACCGAGCAGATGGCCCGTCGCCACCACGCCGCGACCGGCCTGCCGACGGCGATCGTCCGGCCCTGGAACGTCACCGGGTCGCGGCAGGCGGGCTCCAAGGGGTTCGTCTTCCCGCGCATGGCCGCCCAGGCCGCCGCCGGCGAGGCGATCACGGTCTACCGCCCCGGCGGCCAGCGGCGCGCCTTCATGGACGTGCGCGACTTCGCGACGCTGCTGCTCGAGCGCATCGACGACCTCGGCGGGGACGGCTGGGACGCGACCCCGATGGACGCCGCCAGCCCGCAGAACGCCGTCTCGATGATCGACCTGGCGATGATGTTCGGACCGGGCCTGGAGGTCATCGACCCGGTCGCCGAGCACGGCCCCGACTTCCGCGAGGCCGCGGCCGGGACCAAGCTGCCTCCGCCCGAGGTCGCGATGCGCGGATGGACCTCGCTCGAGGCGATGGTCGAGCGGGCCAAGCACGCGCTCACCGACGAACCGCTGGCGGCGGCGTGAGATGCTGACCTCGGCCGAGCTCGCGCTGATGAAGGCGGACCTCGCCACGACCTGGCCGGACTCGATCGTCGTCCAGCGCCAGACCTTCGCCTCGGACTCCCAGGGCGGCTCGACCTCGACCTGGGCGGCCAACGGCACCTACTCGGGCCGGGTCGCCTACGTCACCGCCCGGGTGGGCGAGGAGTACGCCGCCGCCGGCCGGGCGCAGGCCGAGTCCTCATGGATCGTCACCCTGCCGGGCACTGCCTCGGTCCTCGACACCGACCGCCTGGTCTACTCGGGCGGGACCTTCAACGTCACCCACGTCCGCACGCCGACCACCTGGCAGATGACCACCCGCGTCGAGTGCGTGGAGCTGGAGTGACCTTCGTCGTCACCCGCAACCGCTTCCCCGCGGCGATGGCCGCCCTGCAGGCCAAGACCGCCGACGCCGTCGCCAAGGTCGCCGCCGACGTGAAGGCCGACGCCGTCCAGCGGGCACCGATCGACACCGGGTTCCTGCGCTCCACCGGCTACGCCCGGCAGTCGTCGATGTTCGTCTGGCGGGTCGGCTTCTCGGCGGGCTACGCGCTCTACGTCGAGCTGGGGACCTCGAGGATGCGGGCGCAGCCGTACCTGATCCCGGCCTGGAACGCCGGCCGCTACCAGTTGATGCAGGCCCTGCGACGGATCGGGGTGTTCGGATGAGCAACGCCGTCGCCACCGCCCTCTACGGCACCCTCGTCGCCGACTCGACCCTGACGACGCTGCTCGGCGGGTCGCGGGTCTACCAGGACATGGCACCGCAGGGCAGCGACTACCCCTTCGTGGTCTTCGGCCTCATCACCGCGCCCGACGCCTACACCTTCGGCGGCCGCGCCTGGACCGACGGGATGTGGCAGATCCGCGCCTACGACGCCTCGGCATCCTCGGCGCTGGCGGGCTCGGTCATGGACCGCGTCGATGCGCTGCTGACCGACCAGACGCTCACGGTCGGCGGCACCGCGGCGCTGGTCGTGCGGCGCACCGAGAGTCTGCCGAACCTGCCCGAGGTCAACGAGGCCGGGCAGCCGATCCGCTCGGCGGGCGCCCGCTTCCAGATCGGCGTCGGCGCCTAGCAGCGCCCGGGGCCTCGGCCCCGCCCAGCAGTAGCACCACGACCCCCCAGGGAGGGCCAATGGCCGCTGTCCACGGGAAGGCCGCGACCCTCTACATGGGCTCGCTGCCGCTCACCGACTACTTCCGCGCCGTCCAGACCGCCGCGACGGTGGACACGGCGGAGTCCTCGACCTTCGGGCAGGACGACAAGACCTACGTCGCGGGGCTCGGGGACGCCACGCTCTCGGGCGAGGGCATCTACGACACCTCCGGCGTCGGCGCCGAGCGCGACCTGCACGAGGCGCTCGGCTCGGCCACCAAGCAGGTCTTCTCGGTCTACCACGGCGGCGACTCGTTCGGGTCGCCCGGCGTCGGCATGAGCGCCGACACGACCTCGATGGAGACCACCGCCGACCTCGGCGACATCGTGATGATCTCCGCCGAGGCGCAGAGCAGCACCGGCTACGAGAACCTCGTCAGCCTCCACGCCTTCTCCACCGTCACCGCCAGCGGCACCTCGTCCTCATACGACGGGACCGCCGGGACGGGCGCCGGCGCCGCCGGCTACCTGCACGTCGCCGAGCTGTCGGGCTCGGTCGCCTTCCGCATCGAGCACTCCTCCGACGAGGTGACCTGGGGGACGCTCATCAACTTCGGGACGATCACGGGCGCCCTCGGGACGCGCGTGGCCGCCACCGGAACGGTCGAGCAGTACCTGCGGCTCGTCCACACCGCAACCTCGGGCACCGCAGCCTACGTGTGCGGCCTCGCCCGCAAGCGCTGACCAAGGAGGCCCACAGTGCCCACCGCCACGCACGGTAAGTCCGCCGAGATCTACATCACCGACTCAGGCGGCACCTCGCGCAACTTCACCAGCTACGTCCACAACGCCACGCTGCCGCGCTCGGTGGACACCGCCGAGTCGAGCACCTTCGGCGACGACGACAAGACCTACGTCGCCGGGCTGCGCGACGCGACGCTCTCCCTGGAGGGCCGGGTCCACGACATCACCGTGGACGGCTACCTCACCGGCCTGCTCGGCGGCACGCCGCGGGCCTGGAAGTTCTTCCCCGAGGGCAGCGTGACGGGGAACGTCTACTTCGAGGGCAGCGCGATCCTGACCAGCTACGAGCCGAACGCCGACCTGGGCGACGTGGTCGGCTTCTCGGCCGAGTTCCAGGTGTCCGGGGCGATCACCCGCGGCACCGTCTAGTCCACCCTCAACGATCGGGGCTGATCGAACATGGGGCAGAACACCAAGGGCATCATCTCGCTCGACCAGCTCCTCGCCGCGGACGACCTGGGCGAGGAGCTGGTGGACGTCCCCGAGTGGGGCGGCCAGGTCAAGATCCGCGGGCTGTCGGTCAAGGCGATCAACCACGCCAACCGACGGGCCACCGTGGCGGGCGAGCTCGACCCGGAGAAGATCACCGTCGAGGTGCTGCTCGCCGGGATCGTCGAGCCGGAGCTGACGCCGGAGCACGCCGGGCAGCTCGCCGGCAAGGCGCTCGCTCCGGTCAACCGGATCGTCAACGCGATCTACCGCCTGTCGGGCATCGACTCCGACACGGTCGAGGGGCTCGAGTCCCGATTTCGCGAGGGAGCCGCGTAGGGCCTTCGTCTTCCGCCTGGCCCGCGACCTCGGGATGGACGTCCGCGAGGTCGAGCGCTGGCCGGCGGGGCTCTTCGAGGAGTGGGCGGCGTTCTACTCCTTCGAGGGCAAGATGCGCGCCAAGGCCGAGGCGGCCGCGCGCCGTGAAGCCAAGCAGAGGCGGTGAGGGATGAGCACACTGCTTGCCGCCGGCCACGTCCTGATCGGCGCCCGGGTCGGCCCGGCGCTGGCCGGGATGGCCAAGGTCAACTCGACCTTCGCCGCCACCGCCACCAGGGCGGGTCGCACCGGCAAGCTGCTCACCAAGGGGCTCACCGCCCCGATCGCGATCGGCTTCGGCTACGCGATCAAACAGGCCGCCGACTTCGAGTCGGCCCTGAACAACATGCAGGCGGTCTCGGGCGCCACCGCGGCGACCATGAAGCAGGTCTCCAAGACCGCCAAGCAGCTCGGCGCCGACACCGAGCTGCCCGGCACGTCGGCCAAGGACGCCGCCGACGCCATGACCGAGCTGGCCAAGGGCGGGCTGACGGCCAAGGAGGCGATGGAGGCCGCCCGCGGGACGCTCCTGCTGTCGGCCGCGGCCGGGATCGACAACGCCCGCGCCGCCGAGATCCAGGCCGACGCCCTCAACGGCTTCGCCCTGGGGGCCAAGGACGCCGGACGGGTGGCCGACCTGCTAGCCGCCGCCGCCAACGCCTCCACGGCCGAGATCGACGACATGTCGATGTCGCTGTCCCAGTCGGCGGCGGTCGCCCACCAGGCGGGCATCCCGATCGAGGACACCGTCACCGCCCTGTCGCGGCTGGCCAACGCCGGCATCAAGTCGAGCGACGCCGGGACCTCGCTCAAGACGATGCTGCTGCGCCTGATGGCGCCGATGGGCGCGGGCAAAAAGGCGGTCGAGAAGCTCAACCTCGAGCTGCGCGACCAGCACGGGGCGCTGAAGTCCCTCCCGGCGCTCGCCGACGAGTTCCAGGCCAAGACGCAGGGCATGACCAAGGCCCAGCGCGACGCGGCCTTCGCGGCGATCTTCGGCACCGACGCCATCCGGGCCGCCAACATCCTCCTCGGCGAGGGCTCGGCGGCGCACGAGAAGATGAAGCGCAAGGTCACCGAGCAGGGGGCCGCACAGGAGCTGGCCGCGGCCAAGATGAAGGGCTTCAACGGGTCGCTGGAGGCGTTCAAGTCCTCGGCCGAGACGGCGGCGATCACGATCGGGACGATCCTGCTGCCCTACGCCACCAAGCTGGCGAACGGGCTGACGGGTCTGGTCTCCGGCTTCGAGACGCTGCCGTCGGGCGTGCAGAAGGGCGTGGTCGCCCTCCTGGCCGTGGCCGCCGTGGTCGGTCCGCTGATCCTGCTGGCGGCCAAGCTGACGATCGCGCTCAAGACGCTCGGCCCGGTGTTCGCCGCCTCGACCGGGCCGGTGGGCCTCTTCGCCGCCGCGGTGGGTCTGGCGATCGGCGGCATCTTCGCCCTCAACGCCGCCTTCGGCAGCGGCACATCGCAGCTCCAGCGCTACCGCGAGGCGATGGACGCCGCCAAGGGCGCCCTCGACCGACTCAAGAACGCGGCGCTGGGGGTCGAGCAGGCCGACCTCGCCCACAAGCAGGCGGTGCTTGAGGTCAAGGCCGCCCAGCAGGGGCTGCGCCAGGTGCAGGCCCAGGTCAACTCGGGCCAGCTCAAGGGGCGCGACGCCGCCCTGGCGCTGGAGCAGGCGCAGCTTCGGGTCAAGCAGGCGCAGCTCAACGTGCGCCAGTCCTCCCAGCAGGTCACCCAGGCCACCCGCCAGGAGGCCGCCGAGCGCCGGGCCTCGGTCCAGGAGCTGCTCAAGGCGGTCAAGGCGGGAGAGGCGCGCGTCGCGGCCGCCAAGAAGGAGGTGGCGCTCTCCAACAGCTCGGCCGCCGCCGTCGCCAAGCTGCGGACCGCAGAGCGCGACCTCGCGGCCGCCAAGGCGGCGCTCGCCAAGAACAGCGACGTGCTCAACAGTCGCCTGCAGGCCGGCGCTCGGCAGATCCCCAACTTCGCCTCAGCGCTGACGCGGGCGCGGGCCAAGGTGGGCGCGGCCAGCCAGTCGGTCACCAACCTGACCGCCAAGCTGACCAGCTTCGCCTCAAGCGCCGCCCCCGCCGCCTCATCGCAGGCGTATGCGGTCGGGTCGGCGATGGGCGACGGCCTGGTGATGGGCATCGTCTCGCGCACGGGCGCCGTGGTCGCCGCCGCCGCGCGTCTGGCAGCACTCGCCGCCTCGGCGATGGCCGCCGCCGCGCAGGTTCGCTCGCCATCGCGGCTGACCATGAAGATCGGCGAGGACATCGCCAAGGGCCTCGAGGTCGGCATCAAGAACCGCGTGGCCGGCATGAAGCGCTCGGTGATGCGGGCGGTGCGCGAGGCGCTGGTCTCGGCACGCTCATCGGCGATGTCGATGGCCTCCGGGATCGCCTCATCGGTCAGTTCGGCGATCGACGAGATGACCGGACGGCGCACGGCGGCGCTCGGCAACAGTCCCGAGGCCCAGCGCATCAGGGCCATCGAGGCACAGCAGCGCCAGACGCAGGCCGCCCGCGAGCGCGCCGACCTGCAGGCCGCCATCGCCGAGGCCGAGACCTACGACGAGCGCCAGCGGGCGATCGAGGACTTCAACTCCTGGCAGCTCGACCAGGAGCGCCAGGCCCTGCAGGACCAGCTCGACGCCAAGGAGGCCGCCTACCAGCAGGAGGCCGACGCCCGCAAGACGGCGGTCGAGCGCGGCCTCAACGACATCGTCGACGGT